CTGAAATTGCTAGTAATGACATAACTCATACTTACGCTTTAGCTGGCACTTATGAAATTACAATACCTGAACCTTACAATAGATCGGCATTTCCTGCTATTGGTAGTAATAGAAGTAAAATTAGTAAAATAAAACAATGGGGTACTTTAAGTTGGATAGATTTAAATGCTTCTTGGCAATTCTTACCTAATTTTTCTATAACAGCTACTGATACAGCAAATTTTTCAAATGTAACAAGTTTTAGTTCTGCTTTTAGGAATTCTAGCATGACTAGTTTACCTAATTATAAAGATTGGGTTAGTTCTAACTGTACTAGTTTAAGCTTAATGTTTTACTCTAGTGATTTAACAGGTTATTTTGACTTTAGTACATGGGACATTAGTAATGTAACTAGTTTAAGTTATTTTATAGGAAGCAGCGACATAACATCTATTGATACTACCGGTTGGGATACTAGTAATGTTACTTCCTTACTTTTATTCGCTGGAAATTGTTCTAATTTAACAAAAATTATAGGTCATGAAAACTGGGATGTGTCAAGTGTTACTTCTCTTGATAGTTTTTTAATAAACAGTGTTAATTTTGAGGAATTTGATCCTAGTTCATGGAACGTTAGTTCTGTTACAAGTTTACAATCGGCGTTTGATAAAGGTCTTAAAGGTCTTATAAATCCAAGTCTTGACTTAGGCAGTTGGGACACTAGTTCTGTAACGAGTTTTTATATCATGTTTAGAGGAAATACTAATATCACAAGTTTAGGTAATATTAACAATTGGGATGTTAGCAACGCAACAAATATGGGATATATGTTTAATAGTTGTTCAAGTTTAAATTTACCTGACTTATCTAGTTGGGACACCTCAAGTGTTACAAGTATTATAGGTATGTTTCAACAGACTACTGGCGCGAGCGGAAGTGGAATAGAAAACTGGAACACATCAAGCGTGACTAATGCAGGTAGTTCATTCAATACTTGTGTAGATGTTTTTGATTTCACGTCTTTAAATTGGGATTTAAGAAACTGCACTAGTTTAAATCAAGCTTTTAGAACTTGTAGGTTTAGTAATGATACTCTAACACTTAACATACAAACAGATAGTACACTAACTGATTGCAGTCAAGTTTTTAGAACATCCAGTGGAATTAACACATTAGTATTAGGTAACAATGTTGACTTTAGCGGAGTTACTAGTTTTTTCTATGCTTTCCAAGGTTTAGGTAATCTCAGTTTAACTATACCTAGTTCTCTTAGTTTTGCTAGTGCTACTAATTTTTCAAACTTTTTAGTAGGAACTACACTTTCCAGTGCTGATTATAATAATCTTTTAGTAAGAATAGAAGCTACTAATCAAATAGATAATATAAATTTTATGGGAGGCAGCAACGTTGCTACTGGAGCTGGTTTAACAGCTAGAACTTCATTAATAAACGATCACTCATGGACAATAAGTGATGGTACACCTTAATTATTTTATTAAAATAAAAAATATATAAATGCTTCAAATAGAAAAAAATGATCCAAAACGATGGTTTATTGTTAAAAAAATTGAAAACACAAGTGATAGTATAAAAGGATTTGGCAATTCACCTATGGGTGATTTATTATCCACAGGTCAACCTGAGCTATTGCAATATTTAACAGAAGAAGAACTTGAAATAGAAGTAAATAAAATAGCTGGACAAAAAGAATACTATAAGTTAGTTGCAACAGCAGAGATAGATAGTGAAAAGTATATTGGTATTTCTAAAATATACGGTGAACCAAACAACTAGACTTTTTATAGTAAAAAAAAATATTAAATAAGTAAATATATAAATAACAATTAAACAATGGCAACAACTTATGCAGTAATAAATTTGTCTGATACAAACGCTGTTTTGTTCAGTCAAGTGAATCAGTCTTCAGCTCAAACAATGAGAAGAGATTTAGCTAATACTCAAGGTTTACTGTCTTACCAAGTTGAACCTAGTTTTATTACTAATGGTTCATTAGTACCGGTAAGTACATTGAACCACGAAGAAGCGCTAGCACTGATGGCTACTCCAGAATGGTCGGATCCAAATCCACCTACAGAGTAAATTAAAATTAAATTAAATTAAATTAAATGAAAATTAAAGAAGATCAATTAAAAAAAATACAAGAGCAGCAAGCTGCAGTTACTAAAATCTTAAATGAAGTAGGTTACTTAGAAGCTAATAAACATGGACTGCTTCATGAGTTAGCAGGGGTAAACCAAGAGATAGAAGATTTTAAAGGTGAGTTAGAAAAAGAATATGGCGCTGTAAACATCAACCTAGAAGATGGTACTTACACAGCTATAGAAAAAGAAGAAGAAGAAGTAGCTGTTAGTCATGTCTAGTATTATACGTAAAATAAGTATTGGAGCAGATTATAAAAATGAAGCTATGCATTACTCCGTAGGCCAACAGGTTTACGGAGGCCATAGCATTTCTAATATACTGTTTGAAGAGCAAGATAATTCTTACAATATATTTATAACTAAAGAAGACGAAGTATTGCCTTGGAAAAAGTTCAATTCTAATATGGCAATATCTGTCGAGTATGATTTACAATACTAATGGAGAGCTTATATCGATTTATCATAAAGCCTAAAGGCGAACGTTATGATAATGAAAAAAAAGTAGGTGACAAAAGCCTTATAACTAATACACGTATTGAGACATTTCAGTCAGTTAGTAAAAAAGCAATTGTAGTAGCTTTACCAAAAGCTTATAAAACAGATATTAAAATTGGTGATGAAATAATAATTCACCATAACGTATTTCGTAGGTTCTACGATATGAAAGGCAAAGAGAAAAACTCTGCATCATTTTTTAAAGATGATTTATTCTTTTGTGATATAGAACAAATATACCTTTATAACCGTAATGACAAATGGATATGCAACTTAAACTATTGCTTTGTACATCCAGTTGCTTCTATAGATGAGTTTAGTACACTAAAAGAAGTTCCACTTCTTGGTATAATAAAATATAGTAACAAGTTCTTAGAAGCGTTAGGAATCACTCC